TTCCCGTACACGTCCATCGTCGTACACTGGTACTTACTCTCGTGGATTCGTTGGTGAATATACTGGTACTTACTCACGTGGTTTTGTAGGCGAATACGCTGGTACTTACTCACGTGGATTCGTTGGTGAATATACTGGTACTTACTCACGTGGATTCTCTGGTCAATACACTGGTGTTTACTCACGCAATTTTGCGGGTGAATACGCTGGTACTTACGCAAGAACATTTGCGGGTAACTACTCACGAGACTACGCTGGTAACTATACTCGTGATTTCGCAGGCGATTTCGCAGGTAACTACGCAAGAACATTTGCTGGCGAATATGCCGGTGCGTACACAACTGAATTCGTAGGTGACTTTACTGGTAACTACGCAAGAACATTTGCGGGCAACTATATCCGTAACCGTGTTTCTGCTTACGCCGGTAACTTCATTGGTAATTACACTCGTGGATTCTTAGGTGAATATACTCGTAACTCAACTGATACTTTCAGCCGAGTTCGAGTGTCTGCTTACTCGCGACTACGTACTTCAGCATACTCTGCTGATTACACTCGGGTTCGTACATCATCATATGCTGGCGACTTCACTGGTGACTATGCTCGTGACTTCACTGGTAATTACTCAAGAGACTTTGCTGGTAATTACTCTCGCGCATTTGTTGGTGATTATGTTGGTACCACAATTCAATCGTCTTACTCGACAGTTGAAGCATATACTTTATATGTAAGAACCGCATAATATTTGACAACAGACTGATATTAGTGTATAATGGTTAATAAATTGGGTGGGTCAGAAATGGCCCACTTATTTTTATCATATATAATACTGAATTGAATTTAATACCCCTTTTGGAGAATGAATAGATGAGTTACAGAAAGTGGATGGACAATGCTTTTTGGGAAACAGACGCAAAAGATAAGTTGAACTGTATCCTAGAAATGGAAGATGATGTTGGAAGAGTAACAAGGCAAGTAATGTTACTGAACCGTGTAGATAAAGACGGTAATCCAAATGAGTTGTTTGATGAAGTCATCGGGTCTGTAGGTGAAGATAACATTGATAAAGAAACAACTAATCGGGTAACACGCAAAAATGCCGAGCAAGAAGAAGAAAAGCAGCGCGAACTAGAACACCAGAAGGCGCGTAAGTTAGAGAAACTCTTCAATTATAAATTAGAAGCATTTGAGGTTGATGAGATTAAAGCCTCTAAGAACCGCAAATTAAAAGGAAAGTTACGTCGTGCGAAGTCTCGTATCGAAGTAGACTTGTACTCTATTCTCATTCTACAGGAATCTCTGGAAGGGACTGAGTAATGGAGAAGACCAAAGGGTTCGTAATTGTAGCATCAAATAAACCTAACTTTTATTTGTATGCTCTTAACCTCGCAGAAAGTCTAAGAGACTTCTATGAGGATTGTAAAATCTGTCTCGTGACAGAAGAAAAATATATTGACGAACGTGGTTATGATGTTGCCGATGATGTTATTATCTGCGACAACCATTATCGTGCTAAGTTATGGGGTATGGCACGTTCGCCATATGACATAACAATGTATATTGATGCTGACATGGAATGTGAGCACGAAGACATCATCAAGGTATGGGATGAGATGAAAGACTACGATGTGGTATTCTCTGAACTGACTGATGATCGCGACTACATTTATGCGGAACGTGATTTCTCCACACCAGAAGGTATGGCTAAATTTACTCTTTGTGGTGGGGTATGTTTGTATGATATGACTAAACCAATCGTCCGCGAATTTATGCAGGATTGGTGGGATTTAACATACAAGCAAATGAATGATACTTGGTGGCCCGAAGGTTATATTGATTCTCTAAAGTCTTGGGATCAGTTCTCCCTCTGGTGGTTGACCGAGAAAGAAGAAAAATATAAGGATCTCAAAGTTGGTATCTTCGATGACGACTTGAGATGGAATTATTACAATGCCTTCAACTGGGCAAGAACTAAACCTGAGACAGGGCCCGTGATTTTACGTCACTTCTCTGCTGGTTTAAATAAGGACACACCAATCGTATGACACAGGTAAACGACCAATATCTAAAGCATATCGACGTTAATAATCCAGAACTTCTGGAGATACTTGGGGAATATGCTAAACTTCATACTTGGGCTGGTTTTGAAAAGAACTGCCACTTGACTGGAGCAGAACATATTCGCCAGCGTAGTTACTACGTCGGCGCGCCATATATGAACGAAATTCTTGACCAGAAGACTGCTCATGAAGGGTTCCCTGACCAACTAGTAGGATATAACTTCAAGTTATCCGAACGGGCTCACTCAATGTTTGAGGGTGATGCTGACCCTATCTTTAAAAGAGACCTCACTAGACACCTAGGTGAGTTGAATGATAGGATGATGAACTTCTTATCAGTTAAACATAACGCATTGTGCGCAGTATACCCGCCAGGCGGATATATCTCTTGGCACAATAATGCTAACGCTCCGGGCTTCAACCTAATCTTCTCTTATTCTGGAGATGGTTCTGGTTACTTTGATTACATTCATCCTGAAACTAAGGAAGTTGTTCGTTGCCAAGACAAGCCCGGCGTGTGGACTTGTAAAGCCGCATACTTCGGACACTACCGTGAACCAGAAACCCTTCTTTATCACGCAGCTGCTGCCGATACTGACTGGCGTTGTACAGTATCTTATGTATTTGATACTACTGATGGTTCAGATGCTCTACGTGATCTAGTATTGGAAGACATTGCGTCTGCTGAATAAAATATGATTTGCTAATTCTTAAGGCCTCAGATTGTTATAAATAGTACTAGATAATTTTACTAATACAATCTGAGGTTTTAGGGATGGCAGCTTACGAAGATTTTACAATAGACCAAGGCACAGATATTGCTTTTCAGATAGAGCTTACTGAAGCTGATGGTTCTGTGAAAGATTTAAGTGCTTATACTGTATCCGCCAAAATGAAGCGGAACTTCAACAGTAAAGACGAAGACACTATCGAGTTCTCTGCGATGGTCGCTGACCCGTCATCCGACGGTATCCTAGTATTATCCCTCACAAATGAGCAGACTGATGCCCTATCTACCCGTGGTAGGTACGTGTATGATGTCGAAATAACCTATATCGATGCGAACGGATATCCCGTAGTAGAGCGTATTTTAGAGGGGAAAATTAAAGTATCTCCTTCGGTAACAAGGTAAACATACATGCCTATTCGCAAAGTTTCTATATCTAATGGCGGCACAACTCATATTAATACGAGTGCCTCCACTAGTTCTGGTACTCAAGTTAAAAGAGTTACTTTAGGTAGACCTGTACAGAGAGTCACTGCTACTGGAAGTAGTATCGGTGGACTTTCTGACATTAATTTTGAATCTCCACATCCAGAGGATGGAGATGTTCTAGTGTACCACGGCACTGATGAAAAGTGGCACGCTCAAAAACTTTTAGACAAACAAGTGATCAATGGGGGTCAATACTAAATGGCGTCAATAATAAGAATTAAACGTTCCGGTGTAGCGGGGAATCCATCTGTCCTCGCACAGGGTGAACTCGCCTATTCATATCTAGCAAATAATGGGGCGAATGGTGGTGATCGATTATATATTGGCACTGGCACAGAAACAAACGAAGATGCGGTCAACCATACCGTCATAGGTGGTGCGTATTACGTCAACCTATTACACGGTGAAGGTGCTGCGCAGTATGGTAGTAACTTACCTAACAAAGCGCTCATCGTCGACTCAGACGGTGCGGTAGACTTTTTAAAGGTAGGAACCCCAACTGATCCCAGTCATGTAACAAACAAAGCATACGTTGACGGGATACTATCTGCGCAAGAGTTGGGGTCTAACTTCTTATTCTCTGGTGACAGTGGTTCTGGTAGTATTTTCCTAGCAACCGAAGCAATCACCTTTGCCGGTGGTCGTGGTATTACTACCCTTGCGGACTCAGATGCTAACTCGTTAACAGTTAGTCTGGTACCCACTGGAGTTACTGCGGGAGACTACGGTTCTCAGACTGAAATCCCAACCTTTACTGTTGATTCAGACGGTCGTATTACTGCGGCTAGTACTGTAAATATTGGTACTAACCTAACAGTAAATGGCGACAGTATTTCTCTGTTGGATTCAGACCTAACGTTTAGTGGTTCTGATAACGTCAATGTAGCATATGACACAGCAACAAACACTGTCAATGTTTCACTAGAACCTAATGTTCTTGACCTCAATTCAATAGAAGTTGGTAACCTAAAACTAACAGGTAACACACTATCTTCTACTGATAGTTCCAACACCCTATACATTGACCCTGCTCCGACAGATTCGGACGGTGGTACATTAGTAATCCGTGGTGACCTTGTTGTTCAAGGTACCCAGACAATAATTAACTCGACAGTAATGTCGGTTAATGACCTTACACTTACTCTTGCTGATGAAGCATCCACCCCAGCAGAAGCTGATGGTGCTGGTATCTTTATTGCGGGTGCTGATGTATCAATAGTATACAACGCATCCAAAGACCAGATAGATATCGACAAAGGACTTAATGTTCTTGCTCCACTATCTATTAATGATGTAGAGATCGGTGAATTCATCGATGATAAAGTTGCTAACCTCTTAACTGCTGGCGAAGGTATTGATCTAACATATTCCGATGAAACCAATGAATTAATCATTGCTGCGGAATTAGCAACAAACTCTAATGCGGGTGTCGCATCTTTCGACTCTGCCCAGTTTGCGTTAAACGCAGGCGCGGTAACCATTACGCATTTAGACGGTGGAACTTATTGATATAAATAAGCATTAAGTAGATCATATATTTTATGGTTTTAGCTAGTCGCCTTATATAAGGTCGAGTGAAAGAGGAAGCCAACATTGGCACGTAACGTAGATATTCGTTTAAGACGAAGTGCTGTCGCAGGCAACGTCCCAACGATAGAGCAGTTGAACCTCGGTGAGTTAGCAGTAAACACCGCAGATGGTAAACTGTACTTAAAAAGACAGTACGATGGTATTGAACAGGTTATTGAAGTCGGTGGTGACGCACGATCCGGCTTAGTAAGTACTTTCAATACGTATATCTACACGTCTGACGGAACGCTATTGACGCTCTCCGGAGCAGACGATTACGGAAATTATCTTTCATACGACCTTGCTTCCCCCCGAAGAATTCAAGTATACCTCAACGGTGTTTTACTACACCAAGGTATAGACTATACAGCAGCTGATGGTTCCTCTATAACCTTCGCCTTTCCTATTGGCGTAGATCAAGTAGTTCAAGTTGCGGCATATAACTCAGACGGTGCGTCCATTGACGCAGACCTCATACTAGACGATGGATTTTCGTTTACCGTTGGTACCGATGAAGAGACTAAGTTCTATCATAATGGTACCAACACGATTTTAAAACATCTTGGTTACAACGGTGGGGATTTAAAGATCCAATACCGCGATAGTGACCGTATTGATGTTGATAGTGCTGGAGTAAATATATTTGGCGACTTCCGTCTTAATGGCGAATCTGTTGTTACTCTAGCGGATGTTATTAATACCATCAATACTGAGGTTGACACTGGATTTGTTGAAGCACTGAATATAAGTGCTGCCTCCGTATCTTATGTACCTGATAGTGACATGATTGCTACCAACGTTCAGGATGCGATTGATGAACTACATAGTACCAAACTAGACATTTCTGCCCTTAACGCCTCTATTGTATTATATCCAACGACCACTACTATTGCTGTTGACGGTATATACACGAAGATGGTCACTTCTATCGGTGACTCAGATTTTAATGCCGTTGCTGTAGATATCAACACTGGAACCATATCTGGGGCCGATCAGTTGATTGCGTCACTTGCTACGGAACAGGGTGTATTAATAGGTAACACTGGTGTTATTAACATTCATACTGTTGGTAACGTGAGAGTTAATCCAGATGGCTCTGGCGGTTCAGCATCATTCTATTTCGAAGTATATAAAAGAAGTGCTGCTGGTGTAGAGACTTTATTATCTACTTCATCAACCACAAGCAAAATTTCTCTAGATACTTATGGTGAGTTTTACGCAGATGCGTTATTACCAGCAACTGATTTCACCGCAACTGACCGTGTAGTAATAAAATACTATGGTAATGAAATTACTGGTAATGTTAACACTACATATGATTTTCAGTTTGGTGGTACATCTCCTGTACGGTCTAATTTTCCAGTACCCGTATCTGTAATACCACAGAATGTACTGGAGGCCTTGTCAGGGGGTTCTGGTATTGACTACAGCTCTGCGACAGGTGTCATCTCAGTAGATAATACTATTGCGACTAAGACCTATAGCGAGTTGTACGCGCACTCTGCGGCAGACTCTGCGGCATCGGTCGTATTGCTCGCTGCTAAATCTTATGCTGTAGAACAAGACTCTGACACTCTAGTATTAGCAAAATCTTATGCGTCTTCAAATGATGCGATTACATTACAATCAGCAAATGACTACGCAGAAAGTCAAGATGTTATAAATCTTCAATTAGCTAAAGATTATACTGAACTATATACAGACTCGGCAGTCTTACTAACACTAAACTCAGCAAACGTTTATACCGACAGTTCAGTATCAAACATTCAACTGGTTTTAGAGAACTACACTAACTCTGCTATATCTGCCGCCTTAATAACGGCAGACGCCGCTGCGGTAACATACACCGACAGCGCAATTAGTATTGCTATATCAAATCTTATCGATGGCGCGCCTCAAGTACTTGATACTTTGAATGAAATATCGGCAGCCTTAGGTGACGACTCCGACTTTATCGGAACAGTACAAAACTGGATTAATCAAAAGTTAGACGCTAACGCCACAACAGATGTTATAGAAGAAGGCGTTAATAACTTATACCTTACAGAAGAACGTGTAAGACAATCATTATCTGTGTCTAATGGGTTATCATTCAACCCATCTACAGGTGAATTCGGTATTGACAGTTCGGATGATGTAACCTTCTCATCTGTTACAGCTGCGACTTTTGTAGGTAATCTACAAGGTAATGCGGACACTGCGACAGATGCAGACCAACTCGACGGGCAACATGGTTCATATTATAGAGTTAATATTTACGATATAAATGGAACTTTAGTTAACTAGAACTTCATATCAGAAAATCTATTTATTATAAATAACATCATATATTAACTCTAATAAAATAGATGACACATCACTATGATCAACGGAAAATCTTTTAACAGGGTATTTGCTGAGAGCTTATTTAATCTAGCATCTCAGAAAAAATCTAAAGTTGAAGAATCGCCTGGCTCAGAGACGGAGATATTCGAACTTATCGAAGGTACTTCTTCTTCCACCAATGACAACTCAATCATACCTGAAGCACAACATATTATTGCTGACGGTGAAACCGCGATATTTACATTAAATGCTGCTCCTTCTAGGGCGGATCTTGTAGATGTTTGGGTGAATGATGTTCTTCAACACCATGTTGAGACATATGACACTATTGGTGATGTCATTCAGTTCAGTGAAATCCCCCCGCAAGGGACGGACATTTATATTAAATTTCGTTAGTATATTATTAAACGTTTAAACACAATCCTAACTAAAACCTCATGGAGATTACTCAATGTCATTTAGACAAATTAAATCACCAGCATTAGCAGATCGGTCTATAATTAGTACCAAACTAGACTCAAGTGCTGTTACGGGACAAACCCTTCTTACCGGAATGGCCAATCCTGCAGATTGCTTTACGCTGCTATACGATGTAGGTTCTGACTCGCTTAAGAAAATTAGTACTGCGGCATTCTTCGGAAGCTTTGATACTGACGACTTGGCAGAAGGTTCCAAACAGTACTTTACACCGCAACGCGCTCAAGACGCTGTTGCCGCAGATATTGCTTCTGCTGTTGCTGTAGAAACTGCTCGTGCTACTGCTGCTGAAGGTGTTAACGCAACTTCAATCGTAACTGAAACAAATCGTGCTACCGCTGCTGAAGTTGCTAACGCAACTGCTATTTCAACAGAAACAAATCGCGCAACTGTTCGCGAAAACGCAATCGAATCCGCATACCAGACAGCTGACGCTGCCTTATCAGTTCGTATTGATAACATTCTAACAAATACTGATTCTGACGCACTTAACTCTCTAGCAGAAATTGTTGTTGCTTTCCAAAACGCTGATAGTGTATTGACCGCGTCTACTATTGCTAACTCTAGTGCTATCTCGGGTGAAGTCGCTCGCGCCACTGCTGCTGAGACTGCTAACGCAACTGCTATCGCTAGTGAAGTAACTCGCGCAACTGGCGTTGAAGCTGGTCTACAGTCTTCAATCACTAGTGAAGCGGCAACTCGTTTGGCTGCCGATGCTGCTCTTGACGCTCGTTTGACTGTTGCTGAAGGTGATGTAAGTTCACTAGAAACTGATCTTGCCGCAGAAATTTCTCGCGCTGGTCAAGCAGAACAAGTTAACGCATCTGGTCTTGCTGCGGAAATCGTTCGTGCGACTGGAGCAGAAGCTGCTAACGCTACTAACCTTCAAGCAGAAATCACTGCTCGTGCCGCTGCTGACACTTCAGTCCGCGTTGACATGACTTCATTGATTACTAATGGTGATGCTGCAACTCTTGTATCTGCTAAAGCAAATGACAACCTACTAATCGGTGACGCATCTGTCGACGGTTCTTCAGGTAATACTGTTACTGATCGTGTTAGTTCAGCAGTTGCTACTGAAACAACTCGTGCGCAGGGTCAAGAATCTGCTATTCGTAGTGAATTTGCTCTTGCCGATAGTGACCTTCAATCAGGTCTAGACGCAGAAATCGCTCGTGCTACTGCTGCTGAAGGCGTTAATGCTTCCGCAATCTCTACAGAGACTAGTCGTGCGACTGGTGAAGAAAGTCGAATCGAAGCGAAATTGGACAATGTTATTGCTAACACCGATCCCGCCGCTCTTGATTCATTGACTGAAATCGTTGCTGCGTTCGTATCTGCTGACTCTGATATGTCTGCGTTGATCGCGTCAAACACTGTAGCAATTAATGCTGAAGCTGGTGTTCGCGCATCTGCGGACTCAGTACTACAAACTAATATCACAACTGAAGCATCAACTCGCTCAGGTGCTGATACTACTTTACAATCTAATATTACTGCTGAAGCAACTGCTCGAATTGCCGGTGATGCCGCAACTCTTGTATCTGCCCAAACAGATGCGACTTCTAAAGCAGACGCTGCTGAAGCTGCCGCTATCGTTCACGCAGACGCACAAGACACCGCACTTATCGGTGACGCATCTGTTGATGGTACTGTTGGTAATACTCTTACTGCTCGTATCGCAACTGCTAAATCTCAAGCATCTACTTACACTGACACAAAGGTTTCTGCTGAAGCAGCAACTCGTTTGGCAGCTGATAACGCATTGTCTCTACGCGCATCTGCATTAGAAGGTGATGTTTCAACTCTTCAAGGTGAGATGGATACTGTTGAAGCAGACATCCTTGCTGAGACTGCTCTACGTGTATCTGGAGACGCAAGTGTTCAGGCAGGTCTTGCTGCAGAAATCACTCGTGCTACTGCTGCGGAAGGTGTTAACGCATCAGCAATCCTAGCGGAAACTACTCGTGCTACTGCGGCAGAAGTTGCTAACGCAACCGCAATCTCTAACGAAGTAACTCGCGCATCTGGTGTCGAAAGTGGACTACGTGTTGATGTAGACGCAAACACTGTTACTGGTGCTGCTAACGCTGCCGCAATTAGTGTCGAGACTACTCGTGCTCTTGCTGCTGAAGCTGTCAACGCATCTGGTCTTGCTGCAGAAATCGCTCGTGCTACTGCTGCGGAAGGTGTTAACGCAACTTCAATCGCAACTGAAGCTGGATTACGTGCTGCTGGCGATGTTGCTCTACGTACTGACGTTGACGCGAATGCCCTATCAATCTCTGGTGTTGACTCTGATCTTTCTGTTGAAATCGCTCGTGCTACTGCCGCAGAAGGTGTTAACGCATCTGGTCTTGCTGCAGAAATCGTTCGTGCTACTGGCATTGAGTCTGGTCTACGCACTGACGTTAACACAGTAACCGGTCGTGTTGATGCTATCATCGGTACTTCTCCAGAAACTCTTGATACACTTCAAGAAATCGTTGCTGCGTTCGAAGGTGCTGATTCAGACATCCAGAACATTATCAATAACAACTCTGGTCGTTTGACTGCTGCTGAAAGTGACATCGATGCTGTTGAAGTACGCGCTACTGATTTAGAGTCACGCTCAACTGCTCTTGAAGGTCGTGCTACTACTCTTGAGTCTGTGCAATTAGCACAAGGTGGTCGTCTAACAGTTAACGAAGGTGACATTGACGGTCTAGAATCTAAAGTTGGCGTTGCCACTCTAGGTACTACTGCTACTAACCTATCTGCTGCTATCAATGAAATCCACTCTGAACTAGATGTTGAAGCTGGTAAAGTTTCTACACTACAAGGTGAGATGACTGCTGTTGAAGGTCAAGTCACAGTTCTAGAAGGCGAAATGAATGCTGTTGAAGCTGAACAAGCTCTACAGGCAGGTCGTTTAACAGTTAACGAAGGTGACATCGACTCACTAGAATCTAAGATGGGTTCTGGCGTATTCGCTACAACTTCACAAACTGCTGTTGGTTCTTCGAACGAACTACACGGTGAAATTAATGCTATTGAGGCTCGCGTAGATTCTGCGGAAGCGGACATCCTTTCAAACGCTGCTGCTATCTCAGCTGAATCTTCTCGTGCGCTTGGTCAGGAAACTGCCATCCGTTCAGAATTTGCTGCTGCTGATACTGCCATAACTTCTGCTTACATTGCTGCCGATGCGGTTGTTCTTTCATCTGCCTCTGTCGACGCAACTACTAAAGCAAACAACGCTGAAGCAGCTGCTAAGATTTACGCAGACACTATTGTTGGTGACGAAGTAGTTGACCGCACGAACGCTGATGCCGTATTACAATCCGCAATCGATGCTGAAGTAACTGCCCGTCTAAGTGCTGACGCTACTCTAAGTTCACGTGCTACTGTACTTGAAACTGAAATGACTGCGACTCAGTCAGGTGCTGGTCTTGCTGCTAACGGTAACTATGTTGCTCCAAGTGGTACTAACTTCCTAGACACTGCTGTTACATTGAAAGATGCTGATAGTAAATTGGATGCTGCTCTTAAAGCGGAACAGACTCGTGCTCTTGCTGCTGAAGGCGCAAACACTACTTCAATCAACAACGAAATTGCTGCTAGAATCGCGGGCGACTCTGACCTACAGGTTAGTCTTGACGCGGAAGTATCACGTGCTCTTGCTGCTGAAGGTGTATTGACATCTAACGTTTCTATTAACGCTGCTTCGATTGTGACTGAATCTAATTCACGTCAAAGTGCCGATGCTAACTTACAGTCTCAGATCGACTTTATTAAAGCCAACACTGATTCTGCTGCTCTGGATTCGTTAACTGAAATCGTAGCTGCCTTCCAGGCTGCTGACGGTACTCTTACTGGTCTAGTATCTCAGAACCAAACTGATATCGCAACTAACGCTTCAGGTCTTGCTGCGGAACTTACCGCACGTGCGGCACAGGGTTCTGCGATTCGTGGTGAGTTCGCTGCTGCTGACACTCTTCTTCAGACAAACATTAACGGTAAGGTTTCTAAGTCTGGCGATGCGATGTCTGGCGATCTAGACATGTCCGGTAACAAGGTCGGTGGTCTTGCAGACGGTACGGTTTATGCTGACGCAGTTAACAAAGGTCAGTTGGACGCGGGTCTTGCTGCACAGCATATCTCTCAGTTTGATACTAGCGACCTTCTAGAAGATCCGAATGGTACTAACCTTTACTTCACAAATGCTCGCGTTCACGCGGCAGTATCCGTCACTGACGTTTCTGGTGAAGGTAATGTTTCTGTAACAAACGGTGTGTTCTCTTTAAACACTGCTAAGGCATTCGTTGAACTAACTGATGTTACAGATTCAACTATCACTGGTAAGGAAGGTTTTGTTGCTCGTGTTAAGACTGATGGTTCTGGTATCGAACTTGTTGACCCAACACAGCTGGCGTTTAACAATGCTCAACGTCAGACTATTAGTGGTGACGGTGCTCAGACTACATTCGCATTAAACTTCGCAACTCTAGAAGCTAACGCGATGGTATTTGTTGGTGGTGTTGTACAGGATCCATCTGTACACTATAACATCGACTCTGAAGCACAGACAATCAGTTTCAACGCAGCGATTCCTGTTGGTACACAAGCGGTAGTTATCGCTCAGTCTACTAACTCGGTTGGTGTACTAGATCCTAAGTCTGTTGGTCTAGAAACTCTTGCTGATAACATCAAAGTCTTCGAACAAGGCAATGATATTGTTGTAGGAACTTCTGCTACAGTAGTTTCTTCATTCAACTCAGCAAACTACCGAACTGCTAAGTACATCGTTACTGTCGCAAATGGTAGTGAGTTCGAAACACGCGAATGTCTAGTTATTCACAACGGAACTGACGCTTTCATCACTGAATACGGTATCGTATACACTGGTGCGGCATTACTAGGTGATACTGATATACGTGTTACTGGTTCTACTGTTGAACTATTATACACTTCTGTATCAGCTGGTTCTGTAGTTTCTGTATCTGCTACATACGTCGACGCATAATAACTTTAACCCTAGGTGGAGGGGGATTCGTCCCCCTCCGCAAATAAAAATTCTAAAACAAAGGTAATAAAATGTCTTCGAACAAAAAATTTAGAATTCAGAATGGCGTTAACATAATCGGTGAACTGTCTATCGATGATATTACTATCATTGATGCGAACGGTAACGTTAGTGCGGATGCGATTGCTACCGCAGTTGCGTCACTAACCGCAGGCGACTTGGCTGATTTGCAGGCACAGGTAACTACAATTCTTGGGAGTTCTCCGGAATCTCTGGATACTTTACAAGAGATTGTTGCTGCTTTTGAAGCTGCGGACAGTACTTTAACCGGAACTGTTGCTGCTAACGCATCTGCTATTACTACAATTAATAACACTCTGGCGAGTGGAGTCGCAACTCCTGCTGACATTAGTGGCTTAGATTCCGATATTGGTGTCCTAGAAACATTTGTCAAAGGTGGTGCTTCACTTTCAACTGTCGCGACTAATGTTGTTCCGGCAATTAACGAACTAGTATCTGAAGTTGCTACTGTAAAAAGTGCGCAGACCGGAGATACTACAACTCTAACTTCAGCAATTAATACTGCTAAATCAGAAGCAATCTCTGCAGCATCTGCTGACGCAACTACTAAAGCAGACGCTGCTGAAGCTGCTGCAAACGCATATACTGATACTGAAGTTGCCGCATTGGTTGCTTCTGCTCCTGGCGCACTAGATACTCTTAACGAGTTGGCAGCTGCCTTGGGTGACGACGCGAACTTTGCGTCATCAATTACTGCGTCTATCGCAACTAAAGCTGACGATACTGCGACTACTGCTGCTCTTGGTCTCAAGGCAAACGCATCTGATGTTGCTGCATCATTTAGTGCGGAAGAATCTGCTCGTGACAGTGATGTCCTTGCAGCAATCGCTACCTCATCCGCAGACGCGACTTCTAAAGCAGACGCTGCCCAACTGGCGGCGGAAACTACGGCATCCGCAGACGCAACTACTAAGGCAGATGCTGCCAAAGTGGCAGCGAACGCATATGCGGTTTCTATTGTTAGTAGCACTGTTGACGCTGAAGCGAATACTCGTGCCGCTGCTGATACCGCGTTAAGTTCTCGTATAACTGCGGTAGAAGGATATTCTACTACTGATATTCCACAAGGTTCTAATGAGTACTTCACTACTGCCAAGGCACGTGCGTCGGTACAAGCTGGTACTGGATTGTCTTATAACCAATCAACCGGTGAGTTTTCAACTAACCTAGTTGCTGGTGACGGTGTTAGTGTATCTGGTGGTACTATCTCTATTGATGGTACATCTATCGGGCAGAATTTGGTTCCTTCTCTAGATGACACGTATAGTCTTGGTTCTCCGGACAAAGTATGGCGTGATGTGTATATCGGCCCTGGCTCATTATACATCAACGGTACTAAAATCCTTGAGGACAACAGCGGTACAATCACAATGTACGCGGACTCAGGTCAGAACCTATCATTCGGTACTTCCGGTGGTGGTGTAATTGATCTAAACGCTGGTTCAGAATCTATTCAGGTTAAATCTAATTTTATCCTGTCTTCTGGCAAAACAATCACAACTGTTGGTGGCGCTGCTACTCAATTCGGCGGTGACGTTGAAATGAATGGTAACTGCATCTTTAATGTTGCGGTTCCACAAACAGACGGCGAAGCTGCTAACAAAGGATATGTTGATAGTAAGATTGCTGCTGATCACGTAGGTAATAAGTCTTTCTTAGGCGACGTTGATGTTCAAGGTAATTTATCTGTTCAAGGTACTGTAACTACAGTTAACTCTGAGACTATCTCATTAGCAGATAACATCATTGACTTGAACTCAAATGTTACTTCTGGTACTCCGACTGAGAATGCTGGTTTCCGCGTAATGCGTGGTGACGAAGCTGCTGCTCAGATTCGATGGAATGAAACCTCAGATCAGTGGGAAGTATTCGACGGTTCTTCTTACACTAAGATTGCGCTATCTACTAGCGACCTAGTGGAAGGTTCTAATGAGTACTTTACTGATGCTAAAGCAAAATCAGCTGTTGCGGCAGATATCGCATCTGCGGTTACTGCTCTAGACAATGACCTACAGGGACAGATTCATACTCTAAGTTCTGGTGCGTCTACTGAAGCATCAACCCGTGCGTCTGCTGATAGTGTACTTCAAGGTAATATCACGGCAGAAGTTACTCGTGCTACTGCTGCGGAAGGTGTTAATGCGACAGCAATTTCATCTGAAGCATCAACCCGTGCGTCTGCTGATACTACTCTCCAGAGTAATATTGATGCGGAACAACTTGCTCGCGAAAGTGCTGACAGTGATCTACAGAGTCAGATTACAGCAGAAGTTACTTCACGCGCAAACGCTGTATCAGGTCTAATCACTGATGTTGCGAATGCTAATACTGCTCGTATCACAGGTGATAACAACCTACAAGCGGCAATTACTTCTGTACAGAATGCGGTTAACGCAATCACTACCGGTACAATTCCTGCTCTAGATACTATAGTAGAAGTTGTTGCTGCGTTTGAGGCTGCTGACGGTAATTTACAGTCATTGATGAGTGGAAACTCTTCAGCGATTAATGTTATTGACGGTCGTGTAGATACTTTAGACTCAGATATGGCAGTGGTTCAGGGACTCGCATCTGCCACAGCATCTACAGTAGCTGTTCAGGGTGGTCGTCTGTCTACTGAAGAAGGTAATGTTGATTCGTTACAGACATTCACTGGTATAGGTACTGCTCTTGATACTACTGCTGCTTCACTAGCAGTTGCTATCAACGAACTACACGGTGAATTAAATACTGCTGTCACTTCAATCAGTAACGAAATCACTCGTGCTACTGCTGCGGAAGGTGTCAACGATACTGCGATTACTTCGGAAGCATCAGCTCGTTCTGCTGCGGATATCCTCTTACAGGGTAACATTGATACAGAAGCATCAACTCGTGCGGCTGCTGATAGTGACCTACAGGTCGGTCTTGCTGCCGAATTGGTTGTTCGTGCTGCCGGTGATACTACTCTCCAGAATAACATTAACACAGAAGTTGCGTTACGTGTTGCTGGTGATAATTCACTTCAGAATCAGATTAACAGTATTGTCTCTAACACTGATCCAGCTGCTTTGGATTCATTGACAGAGATTGTTGCTGCTTTCCAATCTGCTGATGGAACGTTACAAGGATTGGTCAGTTCTAACAATGCTAGTATCTCTACTTTAAATACTAAAGTAGGTGCTATCGAAAATTGGGACACTGATGACCTAAGTGAAGGTACTAACAAGTACTGGACTCCGGAACGTACTAAGTCGGTATTGTCTGGTGGTCTATGTATCACTTACAATTCAACCACTGGTGAAATCAAGATTGACGAAGCGGAAACTGCTTCATCTCTACACGTAGCATCATCTACTAACGCGAACGGTTTGGGTGGACAAGCTCCTTCTCACTACCGTATTGACATCTATGATATCAATGGTGTTATTGTAAACTAATATTACTAATAAGTAGTATGCGAAAGGGGACACTTCGGTGTCCCTTTTTTTATGTGCGCTATAAAACGTATAAATAGAACTAGAATAACTTTAGGACGCACCTCATGTATGTAACTAACCGAGATGATTTGATGGACTATTGCTTGCGTGCATTAGGGCACCCAGTAGTAGAAGTCAATATAGATGAAGAACAATTGGATGACCGTGTAGACGAAGCACTTCAGTGGTTTCGTGAATTTCATCCAGATGGAAGTAAACGCTTTTACTTGAAGCATCAATTGACTCAGGAAGATATCGACAATCAATCTATCGATTTTCCTGACAATTTGGATATGATAAGTGTAGTTCGTATGCTCCCCATGTCCTTTAACGGTTCACAGAATGGATGGTTCAGTGACGCATGGCAGTACATGAAATTTACCATGTCAGACTTTGTTGCCGGAAATGGCATCTTGGGAGACCTTGCTCAGTACGAACAGATGCAGCAACACTTATCGTTGTTGGACATGAAGTTAACTGGACAACCAGAGATTTTATTCGATAGACAATATAATAGAATAAATCTAACTATAGGTAAAAGCAAACTTACTGCGGGGGATTATATCGTATTTGAGGTATATGGTATTAGAGACCCAGACGATTCAATAACAGAATATAACTCTCTTTGGAATCATCGTTTTCTCAAATCATATTGTACTGCGCTCATTAAGAGACAGTGGGGTACTAACTTGATTAAGTTTGATGGAATGACATTGCCAGGCGGTGTCACTGTAAACGCTCGTCAAATCTATGAAGATGCTCTACAAGACATCGAAAAAATCATGGAGAAATTCCGTGAAGAGGAAGACGAAGGCCCAATCTTTTTTGTAGGGTAACCCATGGCAACTAATCCATATATAAGTCAAAATCACAGACCAGAACAGAGTTTATACGAAGACTTAATTATAGAGTCTATTAAATTCTATGGTCAGGACATTTATTATCTACCCCGAGAAGTTGTAGAGAGGGAAGATATCTTTCTGGACAGCATTCAGTCCCAGTTCTCTGACGCCTATAAGGTAGAGGTTTTCATAGAGAATACTGACGGATTTGACGGAGAGGGAGACCTGTTCACCAAGTTTGGTATCGAGTTACGCGATCAAGCAACATTTGTGATTGCTCGTCGGCGATGGCAGGAATTAATTGGTGATAAACTATCAGACAAGAAATTCAGACCAAGGGAGGGTGATGTTATATTCTTACCTCTATCTCAGTCTTTGTTCGAGGTCAAGAAAGTTGAGACTGAAACTCCTTTCTATCAGTTATCCCAGTTACCACTCTTCCGTATGCAGTGTGAGTTGTTTGAGTTCTCTGATGAAGACTTTGACACTGGTGTTGATGCGATTGATATTGTAGAAAAAGAACACGCCTATCAGTATCATATGACTATGGCTGAACCAGATTCTAACCAAGGTGGTTTCTACGAGACCGGAGAATACGTATTCCAGACGTTTGACGATTTTGAACTTGGCGGTGAAGTTACTGCGTGGAACAGTCAAACACGTGTGCTATCTATCGCGCACACGGGTGCTGATGACGGACAATACCACATGTGGTCTGATGACCGAGAAGTATTTGCGGAGTCTGGTGCGGTGTATATGCCGGTACAGGGAACCATTGGGGATAATGTAAACGAAATACAACCTCTATCACAGAATAAAATATTTGATGATTTCGAAAATGATTTCCTAGACTTTTCAGAATCGAACCCCTTCGGAGATGTTTCATAATGTTAGGTACTTATTTTTATAACAAGCGAGTAAGGACTTCTGTATCTATATTTGGTTCTCTGTTTAATGACATACATGTTTTGAGAACAGACTCTAACGGTAAAGTCTTATCACAAGTCAAAGTACCATTATCTTATGCTCCGAAGAGGAGTTTCTTAGAGAGACTCGAAGAGATGTCGCAAGGTGAAGAGGCTGAACGTCGCGTCGCCATTAAGTTACCTAGAATGTCCTTCGAGATAATTGGTATTAATTATGACCCGCAGCGTCAGTTACCTAAAATGAATACGTTTAATGCGGCACCTATTGGTGAAAGAAAAGATTTATACACAGGTGTTCCGTATATATTGTCGTTTCAATTAGCAGTTTATGCTAAATCGCAAGATGATGCGTTACAAGTGGTTGAACAAATTATACCATACTTTGCTCCGCAATACACGCTCTCGGTAAAACCATTCAGCGATTTACCCGATATAGTCGAAGATATTCCGGTCACTCTCACTGGTGTAGATTTTCAAGATGATTATGAAGGCCCATTAGAGCAACGTAGAACAATTATATATAATCTTAACTTTGAGATGAAAACTAATTTCTACGGGCCAGTGAAGGAAGGCACGCTTATTAGAGAAGTTAACACTAATATACACATGCTTTCCAATGATGATTTAAACCCGTTCTTGAGTAATATAAGAATTACTACAGACCCAATTGACGTGAGTCCTGATAGTGACTATGGATTTACTATAGAGATTAATGATGAGCAAAGTCCCAACGGTATCTAACAAAGAAGAGAAACGTAATTTTGTACATGAACAAGACTATGAATACTCTCGTGAAACTTACTACGACCTTATTGAAAAGGGTCGTGAGTCTTTAGAGTTGATGATTGAGGTAGCTCGCGAAAGTGAGCACCCCCGAGCATTTGAAGTTCTGGCTGGTATGATTAAAGGTATCGCTGACGTTAACGATAAGTTAATGGATTTGAACAAGAAGCAGAAAGAACTTTTAAAAGACGATAGACCCGCAGACGCAATAACTACTAATAACAATTTATTTGTAGGTTCTACTACAGACCTTCAGCGCATGTTATTGGGTGGTGATGAAAAGGTGATTGATCAGGACGATTCATAATGGCATCTTTCACTAAGAACTCCTATCTCGGAAACCCTCAAGTAAAACGTGACGGTGTCTCCGAGGAGTGGGATAAGAAGAAACTTCGAGAATACCAGAAGTGTATGAAAGACCCCGCGTATTTCTGTAGGAAGTATGTTAAGGTAGTTCATCTTGATAAAGGTCTAGTACCTTTCGATCTATATGATTATCAAGAAAATATGTTTAATCACTTTAATGATAATAGATTTTCTATCGTTCTCGCTTGTAGGCAATCTGGTAAATCAATTAGTTCGGTAGGGTATATTTTATGGTATGCCGTATTTCATCCAGAAAAGACTATTGCGGTTCTTGCTAACAAAGGCGCGACGGCGCGTGAGATGTTATCTCGTGTAACACTCATGTTAGAGAACCTCCCGTTCTTCCTACAGCCTGGCTGTAAAGCACTTAACAAAGGGTCAATAGAGTTCTCTAATAACTCTCGTATCATTGCTGCAGCAACCTCTGGTTCTTCTATTCGTGGTATGTCGGTTAACCTTCTGTTCCTAGACGAGTTTGCGTTCGTAGAGAATGCGGCAGAGTTCTATACATCAACCTATCCTGTAATTTCGTCCGGTAAGGACACAAAAGTTATCATAACAAGTACCGCAAACGGTATTGGTAATACTTTCCAAAAGATATGGGAAGGTGCTGTACAGGGTGTTAATGCCTACAAACCGTTTCGTGTAGATTGGTGGGATGTCCCTGGCCGAGACGAGAAGTGGAAAGCGCAAACTATAGCAAACACCTCCTCCTTACAGTTTGACCAAGAATTTGGTAATACGTTCTTCGGTACGGGTAATACTCTCATTGAGGGTCAGATACTTCTAGATTTACGTGCGCGTCAACCAGTTCGTCGATTGGAAGGCGGGGACGTATCAGTATATGAAGAACCCATTATAGATCACCAGTATATCATGACCGTTGATGTTTGTCAAGGGCGTGGACAAGATTATTCTACATTTACTATATTTGATGTTTCAGTACAACCATTCAAACAGGTATGCGTGTATCGCAATAACCGAATATCCCCAATTCTTTATCCCAACATAATATATAAATATGCTACCGTATACAACGAAGCGTATGTTGTCGTAGAGAACAATGACCAAGGTATGGTCGTGTGTGTTGGTCTATATCAAGACTTAGAGTATGAGAACATCCATCTAGAGTCAGCAATCAAGGCAGATTCTATTGGTATTCGTATGGACAAAAAAGTCAAACGAATTGGATGTTCGGCAATCAAGGACATCATCGAAAATCATAAACTAGATATTTACGATGAAAATACTATCATGGAAATATCAACCTTTATATCTAAGGGGTTGTCTTTCGAAGCGAGTGACGGTAACCATGATGACTTAATGATGAACCTTGTGATGTTTGGATACTTTGTTAGCTCACAATCTTTTGGCAATGTTGCGGATGTTGATTTTAGAACAATGCTATTTGAACAACGAATGAAAGAGATTGAAGACGACATACCCCCATTCGGAATTATTGATGATGGCTCATCATATAGTACCGAACTTGACCTGACAGATCCCTATAATGCGGGTTGGCATGACATATCAGCACAGCAGTTTACTCCCGAAGAATGGTAGATTTAAAAATAATATAAATAGAAGTATTGAGAAAAAAATCCGTATTATGATAAACTTATTATACCTTAATCGAAAAGGAAACTATTATGGCTCTTAAATCGTCAGAGTCTCCAAATGTTACAGTACGCGAAGTCGATCTAACAGGCGTTGTTCCTGCTACGTCTAGTACTACTGGCGCATTCGCTGGAGAATTTAACTGGGGCCCCGCACTTAAACCAACTATCGTTTCTAACGAAGCAGAGTTGGCACTTAAATTTGGGTCACCTGTACAAGGAGGCGCGGCCGCCTCAGACTTTTTGTCTGTTGCGCAATTCCTCAAATATTCATCAACTGCATACGTTACGCGTATTGTAAGCGATGGAGACACTAACGCTGTTGCTGAAGGTTCGGCAGGCGGGACAGAGGTTGTTGCCGGTGGTAGCGATCTAACTTTGCGGTATGTCACCGAAGGCGAAGTGTATTTCTATGAATTACCCTTCCGCGTCGGAGATAATGCGTTAAACCCTGTAATTGATAGCACATGGAAAACTAATGTTCTTGACGCCACCGGAGCCGTAGTTCATGCTGTCGGCACTTCGGCTGATGGTGAGTTGACATTAACAACTCCTCCGCTAACTGGTAACAGTCGGTTAGTATATACCCCTGAAGCTGACGGTGATGGAGTGGTAACTCCACATCCAGAAATCGTAGCAACATGGTTATATGACCAACCACTACCTACTGGTATCCAAGTACTTAATGCTGAAGATTACGAACAGCAAGATTTGGATTTTTACAAGATTATAGCACGCTATCCTGGCGACCGTGGTAACCTCATTAGTGTTCAAGTTTGCCCTCCTGCAGCATTTGCCCAATGGACTTACGCAAGCAAGTTTTCTTCTGCGCCAGTAGGTAATGAAGTTCACGTCGTGATCTTAGTCGACGGTGAAGTTGTTGAGACTCACGAGTACTTATCAACTGTTGAAGGCGCAAAACTACCAGACGGTTCAGCGAACAATGTATTGGATGTTATCAATAACAAATCCGATTGGGTTTGGGCGTCTAGCATTGGTACTTTAACAACTAGTGTTGTGACATTCACCTTGTCAGGTGGAGCTAACGGTGTACATGGTAAGGCGGACTATATTCGCGCATTCGACCAGTACGCAGACGTAGATTCAATTACAGTAGATTTCTTAGTAGCACCTTCTCGCGGAGCAAATGACGGGATTGATGTTGAGGTAGCAGCTTTGGCCAAAACACGTAGAGATTGTGTTGCGGTAGTATCTCCTTATGGGGACGCAGTCAAAGCATCAAGCATGGACGACATTATAGCTTGGTCTAATGGATTACCCGACAGCGATTACCTCATTTGTGACGGTAACTGGTTAAAGGTATACAACAAGTATCAGGACAAGTACGAGACTATCGCGGCGGCATCATCTACCGCAGGTATCATGGCAGCAGCAGATAGAGATTCAGCACCTTGGTTCTCACCAGCTGGTTCACGTCGTGGTCAATACTTTGGTGTAACATCTCTTGTCTTCAATCCAACCAAGGCACAACGTGATACATTATATAGCGCAAAAGTAAATCCAATCGTCAGCTTGCCTGGCCAAGGTACTGTACTATTCGGTGATAAGACTCACCTATCACGTCCATCAGCATTCGACCGTATCAACGTACGTCGTTTGTTCTTGGTGATTGAACGTTCAATCGCAGAGGCGGGTAAAAACGCAATGTTCGAATTCAACGATGAGTTTACTCGCGCAGAATTTGTTAACATCGTAGAACCGTTCCTACGTGAGATTCAGGGTCGTCGCGGTATCACTGACTTCCGTGTTGTTTGTGATGAAACAAACAATACATCAGCAGTCGTTGATCGTAACGAATTCGTAGCAACAGTCTTCATCAAACCAGCACGTTCTATCAACTACGTAACATTAAACTTCGTAGCAGTTAGATCAGGTGTCGAGTTTGAAGAAGTCGTTGGCACAGTTTAAGGAGATATATAATGTCACTAAGAGTCGATGATTTTAAAGCAAAACTGAAAGGTGGTGGTGCTCGTACCAACCTTTTCAAAGCTACATTAAACTTTCCTGCCTATGCTGGCGGAGACGCAGAACTTACATCGTTTATGTGTAAGGGTGCTCAGTTGCCAGCATCGACAATGGGATTTGTAGAAGTTCCTTTTCGTGGTCGTATGCTTAAGATAGCAGGGGATCGGACATTCGAAACTTGGACAATCACTGTCTTAAACGACACTGGTTTCGAGGTTCGAAATTCTATGGAACGTTGGATGAACGGTATGAACGCACATAGTTCAAATACTGGTATCACCAACCCAGTCTTATATCAATCTGACCTCATTGTTGAGCAGTTAGATAAAGATGGTTCTACTGTAAAAACTTATAACCTTCGTGGATGTTTTCCGACTAACGTTTCATCAATTGAAGTTAGTTATGATAACGAAGCAATCGAAGAGTTTACAGTTGAGTTTCAAGTCCAGTATTGGGAATCTAATACGACTAGTTAATAATGGTATAAGTAAGTGTATCGTGGGGAGAATACTCCCCACTTTTCTTATCGTGAGGATATATGGCAGATAATAGTTTTTTTAAAGCGTTTGGTTTTGAATTAAAGAAAGTTGAGAAACCTGAAGCCAAAAAGGCGCAATCAATAGTTCCCGCAGTCGATGAAGATGGCGCGGGCTATGTGTCAGCGTCTGGTTCTTATTTTGGTCAATATGTAGACCTAGAAGGAACTGGAGCCAAAGACAACCAAGAACTTATTAAAAAATATCGTACTATTGCGGAACATCCAGAATGTGATGCTGCTATTGAAGATATTATTAATGAGGGTATTGTTGGCGGCGAGTTAGAATCAGCTGTAAGTATTAATTTAGACAAAGTCAAAACAACAGACAGCATTAAAAAAACCATTACCGAAGAGTTCAACAACATTTGTTCTATGTTGAATTTTGAAGAACATGGACACGACATCTTCCGTTCGTGGTATGTAGATGGACGTTTGTACCACCATTTAGTGGTAAACGAGTCCAATTTAAAAGCGGGTATTGTAGAAATTCGACCTATCGATGCTACTAAGATGAGGAAGGTAAAAGAAGTAAAGTACAAGAAAGATGAGAAGACTGGTGCTAAGATCGTAGATAAAACTCTGGACTTCTACATCTATCAAGAACGTGCCGGTGGTACTAACGGAGTAAAACTTACTCCAGACTCAGTAAATTATGTCACGTCGGGTCTATTAGACTCCTCGAAGAAGCGTGTGTTATCATATTTACATAAAGCAGTCAAACCAGTTAATCAGTTACGTATGATGGAAGACTCTCTAGTCATCTATCGTATGGCACGTGCGCCTGAACGTCGTATCTTCTATATTGACGTGGGCAACTTACCGAAGGGTAAAGCTGAACAACATATCAAAGATATTATGTCACGTTATAGAAACAAAGTAGTCTATGACGCGAGTAGCGGTGAAATTAAAGATGACCGTAAACATATGTCTATGCTCGAAGATTTCTGGTTACCTCGTCGCGAAGGTGGTCGTGGTACTGAGATTAGTACACTACCTGGCGGTGAAAACCTAGGACAGATTGACGACATTATATACTTCCAGAAGAAGTTATATAGGTCACTTAATGTTCCTCTAAATAGACTCGAACAAGAGGCGCAATTTAGTTTAGGTCGTTCTACAGAGATTGGTCGAGATGAAGTTAAATTTCAGAAGTTCATTGACCGTCTGCGTAAAAAGTTCTCTCATCTGTTCATTGATATTCTGAAGAAACAACTTCTTCTTAAAGGTATCTGTACAGAACAGGATTGGGAACTATGGAAACGTGAGATTCAAGTAGACTATAACAGGGATAATCACTTCACTGAGATGAAGGATGCTGAGTTGTTGCGTGAACGTCTACAGACTATGGATCAGGTTTCACAATATGTAGGTGAATATTTCTCACGTGAGTGGGTAATGAAGAATGTCATGATGATGAATGATGACGATATAGAAAATATGCGTAAAGAAGTTGAAGCAGAAAATGCCAACTCTGACGACGCGGATGATTTGGAGATATAATATGACTGAAGTAACAACCGTAGTAAATGAAGATATCGAAGAGCCCGGCATGGACTTTGTCAATGCTCTACAAGGTGGAGACTTCCGTTCCGCAGAAAGTATATTCAACGATATGCTCGCGGATAAAGTACAGTCGTCTTTAGACGCAGAGAAAATCGCAGTCGCAGGACGGATATTCAATGATGAAGAAGAATTAGACGGTGATGACCTAGACGATGATCTAGAAGATGATTTAGACGACGAAACCGAGTCTGACGAAGACTGATTCTAACATGAATCTAACTAAGAAGATGGTTCACATTTGGATTGGGCCTTTTAAACCCCCCATCCAATGGATGAATACGTGGAAAGAGAAACACCCCGATTGGGACTATAGTATATTCACCGATGAGATGTACAAGTCACGCACGTGGTATAATCAACATCTCATGGATGAGTACTATTCCAAAGAAGTTTGGGCAGGTGTCGCAGATTTAATTCGTTATGAATTATTATATGAGGACGGTGGTTTCTTACCACCCGCAGACGCTATATGCTATGAGAATATGGATGAAGTGTTCACCAGCCCGTCAGATTATGCGTACACCGTATATGAAAATGACAGGGATGAACATATAGCACCGAACTGGATATCCCCTATACAGGCATGTAACGCGGGGAATACCTTAGTTAAGTTATTGATAGATACCTTACATGAATTGAAAGTAGAAGAGCTTAGTTTAAAACCGTGGCAGTCTACCGGTAATGAATTTCTCTCACAGTTTGTACCTGATAAAGAGAAACATAAATTAACTATCTGGCCTTCCTATTATACTATCCCGAGGCATTATTCTATTCGTTCCACTCCTTATATGGGTAATGATAAGATATATGCTGAACAAATGTGGGGAAGTACAAAGAAAATTTACGTTTAAGTTTTATTTTTGTATAAATAATAGGAAAAGAGTAAAAGATGAAATCATTTCAACAAATTAGAGAATCATCTAAAAAAGTCTTCAGTAAGAAGATGGGTGGTTATCCGGTAGTAATTAATCAGACCAAAAAAGGGTTTGAGTTGAATATTGATGGAGACTACGTAGATGCTTTCAAGACGCAGAAGGAAGCAGAGTCAACTGCTAAACAAGTCCTCATAGACTTAGGAAAATTAAAATGAAGCTGATTACCGAATTTAATGACAGCCACGATTTACAGTGTATCGTGGAAGCCAAGGAGAATGGCGAAAAGAATTATGTCATCGAGGGTGTGTTCGCACAAGCAGATTCAAAAAACCGTAATGGGCGAATTTACCCCAAAGCAATTATGGAACGTGCTGTAAATAAGTACGTTACCGAACAAGTTAGCAAGAAGAGAGCAGTCGGTGAGTTAAATCATCCGGAAGGCCCAACTGTTAACTTGGATAAAGTTTCGCATTTAATCACTGACCTTCACTTTGAAGGCAATGATGTAATCGGAAGGGCGCAAATATTGGACACTCCTATGGGTAAGATTGTAAAAGGTCTTCTTGCTGGTGGTGTTCAACTAGGAGTGTCAACTCGTGGTATGGGAAGTCTTGTGAGCAAAAATGGCATAAATTATGTCGGAGAAGACTTTATTCTTAGTACAGTAGATATCGTACAAGACCCAAGTGCACCAAATGCTTTTGTTAATGGTATTATGGAAGGTGTAGACTGGGTTTGGAATAATGGAATTCTTGAGCCTCAAGCAATTGAAGAGATAGAGACTGAAATCAAAGCAACACCCGCTGCATATCGACCTGAAGTGCAGATGCGTGAGTTTAAGAATTTCCTCTCGTTAATCAAATCTAAACTATAAGGAGTCACTATGACTAATCTTAAAAAAGAAGTCGAAGTTGAAATCCGCGATAGCATTGTTGATACTAACGAAATCGTGGAGGAAACTCTGGACGAAGCACAAGCACCTAAAGCGAAGGGTAAGGCAGAGGCTACACCAGTATCCGAACCTGAGTCAATCGCATCGGTAGATAAGGCTGCGGACGCTACATCCAAAACATCGCTTCCAAAAACCAAGGCAGGAATGTTGAACGCAATGTACCAAACCGCTTCAAAAATGAAGAAAGGTGACTTGCAAGCAGCATATGCCAAAGTATGTGAACAAGCCGGTGTAGATCTGGATGAAGATGTTGCACAAGAAAACGACACTCAATCACAATTACGTGCTATTGTCGAAGGTGAAGCAACTCTATCTGAAGAGTTCAAGGAAAAGACCGCACTTATTTTCGAAGCAGCTGTTAAAACAAAGTTGTCAGAAGAAGTAACGCGTCTTGAAGAACAATACACAGAAGAATTATCTGAAGAAGTTGAGTCTATTAAGACTGACCTCGTAACAAAAGTAGATTCTTACCTAAACTATGTAGTTGAAACTTGGATGGAAGACAACAAGTTAGCGATTCAAAGTGGTCTACGTACCGAAATCGCAGAAAACTTTATGTCATCAATGAGAGATCTATTCGTAGAATCTTATGTTGACGTTCCAGAATCCAAGGTTGACCTAGTTGACGAATTAGCATTACAAGTTGACGAGTTAGAAGAAAAACTAAACGCAACAACTGGTGACGCAATTCAACTCGCAGAAGAACTTGAAACTTACAAGCGTAATACTCTTATTGCTGAAGCTTCACGTGACCTTGCGGACACCCAAGCAGAAAAGTTAAAAGAACTCGTTGAGAACGTAGACTTTGAAGACGAAGCAAGCTTCGTTAAGAAAATCGCTACTATCAAGCAATCATACTTTTCTAAAGAAATCCCAGAGCCAATCACCGAATCAGCATCCGCTGACGCTGATGAAGAAGTTGAAGTATCTTCCATGATGGAAGGCTACATCTCTGCTCTACGAAAAACCTCTAAAAAATAAGGAATACTAAAATGCAATCTTTTGATACTCTTATCGAAAAATGGGCTCCAGTTCTTAACGAAGAGTCTGCGGGCGCGATCCACGATCACCACCGTAAAGCAGTAACCGCTGCTATCCTAGAAAACCAAGAAAAAGCAATGATGGAAGAGCGTGTTGCTTACTCTGGTTTCATGACCGAAGACGCATCTGGCGGAGCCAACACTGGTTCTGTATCTAAGTGGGATCCAGTATTGATCTCTCTAGTACGTCGTGCAATGCCTAACCTAATGGCATATGACGTATGTGGCGTACAGCCAATGTCAGGCCCAACTGGTCTTATCTTCGCGATGAAGTCACGTTACGACGGCGGAGCTACTACTAACCCTGAAGCACTATTCGGCGAAGCTGATACTGGTTTCTCTGGCGCGGGCACTCACCCTGCCGGTAAAGGTACTACTACCGCAGCTGGTGAAGCTCTTGGTCGTGGCGGCGTTGACGTTGAAGGTCAACCTTCAGGTTCATTCGCAGAAATGGGTTTCACAATCGAGAAAGCAACTGTAACTGCTAAGTCTCGTGCGTTGAAGGCTGAATACTCTCTAGAACTAGCACAAGATTTGAAAGCAATCCACGGTTTGGATGCTGAAACAGAACTTGCTAACATTCTTTCTACTGAGATTCTTGCTGAAATCAACCGTGAAGTTATTCACACAATTAACAGCCAAGCGAAGCAAGGCGCGACTACTTCAAACGTTATCGTTCCAGGCACATTCGATCTAGAAACTGATGCTGACGGCCGTTGGTCTGCAGAGAAGTTCAAGGGTCTAGTAGTTCAGTTGGATCGCGAAGCGAACGCAATTGCTAAAGAAACTCGTCGTGGTAAAGGTAACGTAGTAATCTGTTCTTCAGATGTTGCTACTGCTCTTGCTGCCTCTGGTATGCTTGACTACACACCTGCTATGTCTACTGGTCTTCAGGTTGACGATACTGGTAACACTTTTGCTGGTGTTCTTAACGGTCGCACTAAGGTCTATATCGACCCATATGCCTCTTCAGACTACATCACTGTAGGTTATAAAGGTACTAACGCATATGACGCAGGTATTTTCTACTGCCCATACGTACCTCTCCAGATGGTTAAAGCTGTCGGCGAGAATGACTTCCAGCCACGTATCGGGTTCAAGACTCGTTATGGTATGGCGTCTAACCCATTCGTAGGTGCTGCACCTGCCGATGGTCTAGCGCTTGCTGGTACTAACCAGTACTACCGTCGATTCAACGTTGCTAACATCATGGGTAACACCCCTGCTGCATAAGCAATAATGAATAAAAAATAGAGTAGGGTTAACCTACCACTTTTAAACCCTCATCTTCGGATGGGGGTTTTTTTATGCGTATAAATATATGTAAGGAAGATGTTCTACGTATCAAGTGGTACGTACTGCACATGAGTGGGTAGGAGACCACCCTCGGAATTACAGGATAGGAGATTACTATGCGTATAATCGCAATTGCGTTCGCATTGGCTCTGTCTGCTTGTTCAACCGTCGAGTCAACTATTGATGGTACGGGTGGTATTATTAAAGGTGTCAGTTCCGATGTCTTTGGTATCACTGCCGGTGTTTTGGATGTAACGTCTAACGTGATTAAAGATGTTGCTGATAAGACGGGGACAGCTGCGACAGCACCCGAAGAAACAAAGTAAGGAGTATACCGACCAAGGATGGTACTTAATTCTCGTATAAATACATGCGAGTCGTCCGAGGATATGTCATGAGCATTAATAAAAATTTTCTACAACCCACTGGGTTTAAAATCATTATAGACAAAGAGAAATACTCTAGTCTAGAATACTTCGCGCTGTCAGTACAGCACCCAGGCTCTATTGTAAATACAATAGAAGTTCCTATCCCTAGGTTGATGGGAATGCCCATGTCGGGATCAAAACTTACTTATTCAGAATTGTCGGTTAATCTTATTCTGGACGAAGATATGTCCGCATATAAAGAAATGCAATCGTGGATGGAAAGAACTGTAACTGAGAACGAAACATCGGCACTATATAATGATATAACATTAATTATCCTAACAAGCCACAATAACGGAAACGTTCGCATTAAGTATAAGGATTGTGTACCTACAAGTATTGGCGCAATCGAATTCAATTCTACTTCAGGTGATGTTCCAGTATTAACTTTTGATGCTGTGTTTAGATTTACGGAATTTACTATATTATGAGTTTGAAAAAGTACGAAATCAAGAATTCGAATGTATTGGCAATTCTTGAAGATTTTCGTTACACCTATAGAGATTTGTACAGACCAGAAGAATGTTGTGAGGTATTGAGCCCTGGCTTAGAAAATGCGGCAGACCAATATACTTCAGACAAGGAAATGCGTCGAATTATAGCGCTGGGGGAGAACCACAATGGTGCTGCCGAGCATGGTTACTCACACCCTATAAAACCAGACCACTATCAAGGAACTCATCCAGAAGAGTACCGTAAAACGTACATTGCTCTGGATAAGAGATTAAAGGAAGAACTCGGATTATATTCTTCTGCCCTATCACAACTATATCCACCTAAAGGATTTATATGCTGGCACAATAACGCCAACGCAGCGATGTTCAACGTAATTTTCACATGGTCTCAGGATGGTGATGGATGGTTCAAGTATGTAGAACCTACAACAGGTGAAGTGATTACCATTCAGGATGAGAAGGGATGGAACATGAAAGCAGGGTACTTTGGCGCGTACGGTTCAGGTGATGTAGTGTACCATGCGGCAAAAACAAACTGTTACAGAATGACACTGTCCTACGTCCTAGGACACGATTATGATTATTGGAAGGATATGATTGACTATATTACCGAAGTGTGATATAATACAGCATTCCCCCATTAAAAAGGTACTATATAATGATTGATTTGGAAACCGTTCTCAAAGAATGGTCAGAAGACTGTACTATACCTCAGCATCAACTAGACGAAGTCTCTAGACACACACCGTCGTTACACGCAAAGTATCTACAATATCACGCACTCGCAAAGTTACAGCTCAAACGTTGTGAGAACTCTCAGAAGACTCTTTTACTTAAAAAGTTTAAGTACTACAACGGTAAGATGGACGAAGATGAACTACGTGCTACTGGTTGGGACTTAGACCCCTTCAATGGTCTTCGTATACTCAAAGGTGATATGGATTTATACTACGACGCAGACCCAGAAATTCAAAAGTCTGAGGAACGGATTGCGTACTATAAGACACTTATTGAAACTCTAAGTAATATAGTGGATACTTTAAAATGGAGACACCAGACAATTGGTAACATGATTAAGTGGCGCCAATTTGAGGCAGGTGGTTAATATCAAACCTACCAATAATCGCGAGTTAAGAGAGAGATAAATAGATGTTTGAAGAAGATGATTTAATTAAAGCGGGGATGCTAAAAGACGTAGGGCACTACCCCAATTTAGATATAGTGGAATTAGCGAAACTTATATATGAGCGTAGACAACAAGATTCGAATCAGGATGGTCAACCACAGTTACTTCGCGGTTGAGTCGCACCCTGCTCAAGAAGCAGAACTCCGTGAGTATTTCTCCTTCATGGTGCCTGGCGCAAAGTGGACTCCCGCGTTTAAAGCACGTCGCTGGGATGGAAAAATCCGTCTCTATAACATGGTTTCTAAACAACTTAACGTAGGACTTTATAGTCATCTACGTCGTTTCTGCGCGGATAGATTCTATAAGTTAGAGATACTTGAGCACGAAGTCTATGGTATACCTAGCGCAAAGGACGACATCGATCACCCAACTCTAGTTAAGTTTCTAGCGTCACTGGATAGTCCATACGAACCAAGAGACTATCAATATAAAGCAATTGCTCACGGTATAGAAAACTACCGTTCTATTCTATTATCTCCCACCGGTAGCGGTAAGTCATTTATCATCTATAACCTAATGCGTTATGCTCTAGAAGCTACTCAAGGTAATATACTGGTAATTGTTCCTACTACATCTCTAGTAGAACAGATGTATAAAGACTTCGAAGACTACGGATATGATGTAGGTCAGTACTGTCATCGTATTTACTCAGGTAAAGAGAAAGTCACTGACAAACGTATTATCATATCAACGTGGCAGTCAATCTATAGATTTGACCATGAGTGGTTTGAACAGTTTGAAACTGTCTTTGGGGATGAAGTACATCTTTTCAAAGCAAAGTCTCTCTCTACTATGATGGACAAGTGTACTGAGGCGAAATATCGCTTTGGTCTCACAGGAACACTGGATGGTACGGAAACTAACAAATTGGTGTTAGAAGGTTTATTCGGGCCGACTTTTACGGTGACTAGCACCGTGAAATTACAGAAAAGTAAACAGCTTGCCGATCTTGATATATCTATTCTCTTATTGCGCTACCATAGTGATGCGTGTAATATGATAAAAGATATGAAGTATCAAGATGAACTGGATTACATCGTCCAATATGAACCACGTAATAAGTTTATAAGTAAGCTTGCAATAGACCAAAAAGGAAATACCTTAGTCATGTTCCAATTCGTTGAGAAACATGGTAAGGTATTGTATGAGATGATCAGGAGCATGGTCGGAGAAGATCGTAAAGTATTTTATGTCTCCGGTGAAGTAGGTGCTGCTGATCGTGAACAAATAAGAGGGATTGTAGAAACTCAGAATGATTCAATTATTGTTGCTTCTCTCGGTACTTTCAGCACTGGCATCAACATCCGCAATTTGCATAATATTATATTCGCGACCCCATCTAAGTCCCAAGTCAAGGTACTACAATCAATTGGAAGGGGCCTTCGTCAGTCTGACGATGGTAGGACTACTAAGCTTTTCGATGTTGCTGATGACCTCCATGTGGGCAGCCATAAGAATTTTACTCTGAAACATAGTGCCGAAAGGATTAAGATATATACTAAGGAAGGATTTTCCTACAAGATATATCCCATTGACCTTAAACCTATAAAGGGATTATATGATGATACAGTCTTCGATCAAACAACTTAAACTGTCTACCGGTGAAGAGGTTATTTGTGACGTATTAGATGAGCAAGTTGATTCTATAGCAGTAAGAAATTGTCTTACCCTTGAGGATAGAATGGGTTCGGATGGTCAGAGATATTTTGTCTTCCGTAGTTTGATGACGTACCAAGACAGTCCATTGGATGTTATATTATTGATGAACAGTAAGGTTGTTGCTTTATGTACACCTTCTAAAGATATGCTTCAACAGTACGCAATAGCAGTTGACTCGATGAATTCGTATAGCACTGTTACTGATGATGACCTTCAAGATGATATGACTGACGAAGAGTGGTTCAATCATATGGAGAACTACTCACTGATTGATTCTGATACTTCAGGACTAGTGAAACATTAGCTATATTCTCCCCTCCGGACAACAAGTAGATTATACACTATAAACGACGCCGTGTCAAGTTTTATTTTTATTATATGAGATTATGTTATGAAAGTTGGTTTTACCGCCTCCACCTTTGATTTATTACACGCTGGCCACATATCAATGTTACGCGAAGCGAAAACACAATGTGATTACCTCATTTGTGCTATACAAGTAGACCCCTCCAAAGACAGAGAAAATAAAAACTCTCCTGTACAAACATTAGTCGAAAGACACACACAACTCTCCGCAGTTAAGTACGTTGACGAAATCATTCCCTATCAGACAGAAACAGACCTAGAAGACATTCTCAAGATGGTTGATATTGATGTACGAATTATCGGTAGTGAGTATAAAGACAAGACCTTCACTGGACGTGCGACTTGTGCCGCACGGGGTATAGAGATATACTTTAATAGGAGAGACCATCGTTTCTCCACTAGTGACCTACGTAAACGAGTCGCTATGAAAGACCCATTGATTGGTATGAAAGATGGTATTAACCCTTGACACCCTGCCGGGTCTCGTGTATAATACGTGTATTGTTAATAGGAATATATGAATGAAACCAAAAGAAAAACCACATTACGTCAATAACAGAGAGTTCTCTGAGTCTGTAGTAGATTATTGTACGCAAGTAAAATATGCCAAGGATAAGGGTGAATCTATTCCGGTGGTCACTGATTACATTGCTAAATGTTTCCTACGCATATCAGAAGGTCTATCACACAAAGCAAACTTTGTCCGTTACACTTACCGTGAAGAAATGGTAATGGATGCGGTAGAGAACTGTCTTAAAGCAATTGAAAACTATGATATTGAAGCTGCCACTCGTTCTGGTAAACCGAACGCGTTCGCATACTTCACTCAGATATCTTGGTATGCGTTTCTACGACGAATCCAAAAAGAGAAGAAGCAACAAGATATTAAGATGAAGTTCATATCCGAAGCGGGTATAGACCAATTCGTTGATAGCAATAACAATGATTCTTACAATGGTGGTTCCGTCATGGATTCCCCATCCACTTTAGTCGACACTCTGCGCCTGCGTATTGACACCGTCAAATCTGCGGATCAAGAGTTTAAGATTTACGCAAAAGAAGAAAAGAAAATGCGTAAACGACGTGCGGTACATGTTGACTCAGACCTCTCAGATTTCTTTGATTAAAGTACTTGACAGTACGCGGTCAATCTGATATAATGGCTTCTAGATTACACACATGTCACATGAGTGTGTCTTATATTGTACAATGTATATTTAATGAAACATATTTGAGAGGTTATTAGAATTGTTAATCGCAATACTGAATGATACACACTGTGGTGTCAGGAATTCTTCGGACATCTTTATGGAGTATCAGGAAAGATTCTACTCGGATGTATTTTTCCCATACTTACAAGAACACGGCATCTCCCAGATTCTCCATTTGGGAGATTACTATGATAACCGTAAAACTATCAACATCAAAGCTCTGAATCATAATAGACGCATCTTCCTTGATCGATTGCGGGAACTTGGTATCACTATGGATATCATCCCAGGCAACCATGATACTTATTTTAAAAACACCAATCGTCTCAATTCGTTGAAGGAGTTGATGGGTCACTATATGAATGAGATTAATATAGTTGAAGAACCTATTGACATGAAGTACGGTGATACAACTATCGCGCTTGTCCCTTGGATTAATCCTGAGAATGAGAAAAATATACTTAAATTCCTTGCGAACACTAAGTCTAGTATTTGCGGTGGTCACTTCGAGTTGGCTGGGTTTGAGATGGATAAGGGTCTTATGTGTCAGCATGGTATGAATCCTGCTCCACTACAACGCTTTGACTTAGTAATGTCAGGTCACTTTCATACCAAGTCTAACAACGGGCATATCCATTACTTGGGTGCTCAGATGGAATTCTTCTGGAATGATGCGCATGACCCCAAATACTTCCATATATTTGATACTGATACTGGTAAGTTAACTCCTGTACAGAACCCCATGACACTATACCACAAGTTACATTATAATGAGGACACAGTAAATCACTTCGAAGATTTGTCTTACCTCGATAATAAGTTTGTGAAAGTGATGGTGGCAAATCGTACTGACATGAAAAAGTTCGAACGATTCATCGACCGCATCAACAACCAAAAGATTTATGAGTTGAAGATTGCTGAAGACTTCAAAGAATTCCGTGGAGAAAACGTCGATGATGCTGATATAACTATTGACGATACCGAAACTTTAGTGTATAATTATATCCAAGATGTAGATACTGACTTAGATAAAGATCGCATTAAGTCTGTATTGGGTGAATTAATGATTGAGGCACAGAGCGTAGAAATAGTATGATTAAGTTTCAAACACTTAAATGGAAGAATTTTCTTTCGACGGGTAACTACTTTAATGAGATTGATTTATTAAAAGCGTCTACCAATCTAGTTGTTGGTCAGAATGGTGCGGGTAAATCTACTATGCTGGACGCACTGTCGTTTGCGTTGTTCGGTAAGCCCCACCGTAAAATTACTAAGAACCAGTTAATCAACACAATCAATAATAAAGATTGTTCTGTTGAAGTACAGTTCTCCGTAAATGGTATGGAGTATCGTGTCGTCCGTGGTATCAAACCAGCCAAGTTTGAAATCTGGAAGGATGATGTTATGATTAACCAGAGTTCACACGCTAGGGAATATCAGGAAATTCTTGAGAAGAACGTTTTACAAATGTCTCATAAGAGTTTTCACCAGATTGTGGTTCTCGGTTCGTCTTCGTTTGTTCCATTTATGCAACTTAACTCTACCAGTCGTCGTGATGTTATCGAAGACCTTTTGGATATTAACATCTTCTCTAAGATGAACACCATTCTAAAAGAAAAGATATCTCACCTTAAAACTGAGATTGAAGGTAATTCTCACCAGATAGAAGTCGTTAAGACTAAGATTTCTGCTCAGAGAAAATATATCCGTGATCTGACAGCCATTAACACTGCGCATCGTAAAGAGAAAGAGTCTCATATTATTGAGTTACAGGACGAGATTCGAATTATTAATGATAACAATTCGGTACTATCTAAAACTGTAAACGCTTTACTGCCGACTGTTACTACACAATTAGCGTCTATACGTGGAAATAAACAGCAACTAGACCAGTACTATGCTCAGTTTAATGCCCAAGTAAAGACTGTAGTTAAGGATGCTAAGTTCTTTGATGAGAACGAACACTGTCCTACATGTGACCAAGATATTGCGGAAGACTTGCGCACATCTAAGAAGGACGCTGCTACATCCAAGGCGAAAGAACTAAAACATGCTATGGATAAGGCGAAAGAAAAACTGACTGAATATCAGTCGGAAATTGATTCTCTAGAAGAACAGTTACAGTTGTGTATGAATGACCAGAATAAACTTCATCACAATCAGCAGACTATTGAAAGACTTCACCGTGATATCGACCGTATCCGTGTTGATATGGATGGTATGGTAGATAGTGATGGTGACCAGAGTCAGGCCAACAGAGACCTAGAAACCCTCGAAGGAGAGAGTCATTCTCTTACCGATACCAAGTATGTGTTGAGCGAGAAGTCTGCTTACAATAGAATTGCGAGTGAACTACTGCGTGATACTGGTATCAAGACTAAAATTATTAAGCAATATATTCCAGTAATCAATCAGTTAACGAACCAGTACCTCCAAATATTGGACTTCTTCGTTCACTTTGAACTGGATGAAAGTTTTAACGAGACTATTCGGTCACGTTATCGTGATGCGTTTTCTTACGACTCATTCTCTGAGGGCGAGAAACAGCGCATCGATTTATCTCTGTTATTCACTTGGCGTACCATTGCTAAGATGAAGAACTCGGTGTCGACTAACTTGTTGGTACTAGATGAGACGTTTGACTCGTCACTTGACGGTGAGGGTGTAGATAACCTAATGAAGATTATCGAAACCCTGAAAGAGGACACTAACGTGTTCGTTATATCACACAAGGCTGAACTTGAGGATGCTCACTTCGAACGTAAGTTGACATTCTATAAAGACAAAAACTTCAGTAAAATGAAAGAAATTACTTGACACTCACCCCCATTTAATATATAATGGCTACATCTTGAACGAGGAAACATTCAATGGAATTAACTAGTAGAACAATCGACATCTTGCGAAACTTCGCAAACATTAACCCCAACATCGTTGTCGCTAAAGGCAACATTTTAAAAACTATGTCAATCAAGAAGAACTTGGTTGTAACTGCTGTAATAGAAGAGTCTTTCCCGACTGACTTTGGTATCTATGATTTGTCTGAGTTTTTGTCAGTACTAAATCTTGTAGACAATCCAAGAATCGAGTTCGATGAAAAGAACTGTTCTATACGGGATGGAAGCGGACTATCTTCAGTCAAGTATTTCTATTGCGACCCAGAAATGCTGACGGCACCTAAGAAAGATATTCAGATGCCAGATGCTGAAGTCAAGTTCGTTCTCACTAACGATACTTTGTCTAAAATCAAACGTGCCGCCTCAGCGCTAGGTCACGAAGAGATTAATATACGACCAAGTAATGGTGCTATTGAGATCGTCGTCGACGGTAAGTCCAAGACATCCCAATCATCTAATTCATTCTCAATTACCGTAGAGGGTACGTACCCCGAAGGTTCTGAGTTTAATTATGTTATTGGTGTGAATAACCTTAAATTGATTGGTGAAGACTACGAGGTTGGTGTGAGCAATCGTCTCATTTCTAAATTCAAGTCTCTTCAATCAGAAATCGAATACTTTATTGCAGTAGAAAATTCATCAACAGGAGCAAAATAATGACCCCAGAACAAGCACAACTTAATGATTTAGCAAACCGCGTAGCACGTTCGTGTATCGCAGTTATTGATACCATCGTAACCCGTGGTGCCTTTAAAGGTGAAGAACTCACCACTATCGGTCAACTACGTGACCAAGGTGTTCAAGTAGTCGCGTTGTATGAGCGTATTGCTCAAGCAGCCGCAGCTGCCGCTATCGAAGAATCCAGCAGTAAACCTGCTAAGAAATAATTTGTAACCCTTTTGATGGTGTGGGCAATATTTCTTTGCCCCCATTGATTTGATTGAATATATGTTTATTATGATCACCCCACACCATCACTTTTATTGGAGTAAAATATGTTTGACCCGTTTTTAACTGACGTGACATTTCATCTCAGAGAACGTGATGACTCTATAGGTGGAGACAACCCATTTGTTTGGGTGCGCAAAAATCTATCTGAACTGATCGGTGGTAAACGTGTAGTAATCTTCGGACTGCCAGGCGCATTTACTCCTACGTGTTCTAACGAACAGTTACCTTCTTACGAACATATGTACCAAGAGTTTATGGACTTAGGTATTGATGAAATATATTGTACATCTGTCAATGATGCCTTCAGTATGTTTCAGTGGGCAGAAAAGTTAGGTATCAAGAATATTAAGATGTTACCAGATGGTAATGGTGACTTTGCTCTCAGTCTTGGAATGTCTGTATCTAAACGTAATCTAGGATTTGGTGAACGTTCTTGGAGATATTCTATGGTAGTTAATGACATGGTTGTCACGAATTTCTTACCTGAAGATGGTTGTATGGATGACTGTCCACTTGACCCGTACAGTGTTTCTTCTCCCGAGAATCTAGTAGATGTTTTGAGAAATAGTTGTTTAAACTAAATCCCTATATAGCTAAAGAAGCTGCGATACATGTGTTGACGGGGGCGATGATAAATTACCCCCTCAACATTTTCTTTTTGTGGTTGATTGTAGGTGAGTGGGAGATAACCAGTCCGTTCTGGATTTCTAACATAATTACTTGTTGGTTTTCTGTTGTCGCATTTACTCGAATATACATAGTGCGTCATTATAGTGAAAAAAGAAGAAATGACTGATTATTTAAAAGATCGTACTAAATACACATATGACGAGTTAGAGGCAATATCTTTCCCCTATCTAGAAACACGAAAGATAACTGAAGGCTATATGAAACCTCAAACCAGATTATTTCAGTTCTGGTATGGTGTTCAGAAGTTAACTAACTTTAAGAGTATTGCTGAGATAGGATTTAACGCAGGACATAGTAGTAATTTGCTACTCACTTTGTTTCCTAATCTTAAAGTACATTCTTACGACATAGGGTTTCATGATTACACCGAACCTAATGCCGTGTTAACTAAAGAACTATTTGGTGATAGATTTGAATTCACTAAAATAGATTCATTGACAATGACTGTAGACAACTTTCCTAAAGGTCTAGACGTGGTATTTGTTGATGGTGGTCATAGTAAAGAATGTGCTATGAACGACCTTAATTTATGTCATCAACTTAAAGTACCTTTTATAGTCCTAGACGACACTGAAACTGATTCTGTCGCTAGTACGTTTAGAAAGTTTAATGCTGAACACGACGGTCTATATTCTATTGTAAACTACTGTAGGTACTTTCCTAGTAAAGGGCCTGCTAAAACGGAAAACCATAATGCTAAAGTAACTCTCATACGGCGTAACGATGTTTAAATTTTTAAGAGGAATAACCTCAACACCAATGACCGATGCAGACCCCGACGATATTACCGTCGAGAATGCTTACAAGACTCGTTGGGTTTGGTATCACACAATACTAGCGATAGAAATCTTTACGACTAATATGTTACTACTTGCTATACTGGTAACATTGATAGTTAAACTCTGACTATATACTAATAGTTAGAAAGTAAATGCCGCCTTAGCTCATTTGGTAGAGCAGCTGACTTGTAATCAGCAGGTGATCCGTTCGAATCGGATAGGCGGCTCCATTTTATATATTATGAGAATTTATTATGAGTTACACTTTTACTAGTGAAAGCGTTAGTAGTGGCCACCCCGATAAAATTGCTGACATCATATCTGATGCTGTAGCAACCTACCTGATAGATAAAAACCCCTCCCATCGCGCTGCGGTCGAAACCCTTGTAACTACTAACATGGTAGTCCTTGCTGGAGAATATAAGAGCGATAAGTTTGACAAGAAACGTATTGAACAGATTGTTCGAGACGTTGTGTATGAAATTGGTTACGAACAAGATGGTTTCCATTGGAGAAACTTAAAGGTTTACAATGAACTACACGGTCAATCTGCTGACATCGCTCTAGGTACTGATGACTTCGGTGCGGGTGACCAAGGACTAATGTTTGGTTATGCGTGTACAGAGACCGATACCTATATGCCTCTCGCAATTAGTCTCAGTAAAAAGATAATAGAAAGTGTTAGTGCGTATTCAAAGTATGGCCCCGACATCAAGTCTCAGGTCTCTGTCGATTATGCTGAAACAGGTAAACCTCTTCGAGTGTCTAAAGTCGTTTGTAGTGCGCAACATACCGCAAAGCAAGATATAGAGATTGTACGAACTAATATAAAAGAACTTATCAAAAAATGTCTCGGTGATTGGGTCGATAACCAAACTGAATATCTTATTAATCCCACAGGTCAGTTTATCATTGGCGGCCCTGATGGTGATGCTGGTGTTACTGGTCGAAAGATTATTGTAGACACCTATGGTGGGTACTGTCCACACGGTGGTGGTGCGTTTAGTGGTAAAGACTGTACCAAGGTTGACCGTTCTGGCGCATATATGGCACGTTACATCGCAAAGAATATTGTTCATTCTTTTGGTGTGAGTAACTGTACCGTTCAGTTGAGTTATGCTATTGGTGTGAAAGAACCCACTAGTTTATACATCTATGCGGACGGACAAGTGCGCGAAGACCTCGTAAAATTGGTTCTGGATACTGTTGACCTGACACCCAAAGGAATCATTGACCGTTTCGATCTCTTTTCCATAAACTTAAAAGAGACCGCGAGGTGGGGACATTTTGGTTACACCTACTGGCCGTGGGAATCTTTAGATTTATTTAACTTATTTGATTAATACCTATTTACATGAGAGAGTTATTGTAGTATAATAGCTCTCGTTGAAAGATACATTTATTTTATTATGGAGTAACACATGAGCAAAGAATTCCTTTGGGTTGAGAAGTATCGCCCATCAAAAGTTTCAGAAACAATCCTTCCTACAGAACTGAAGACCACCTTCCAGAAAATCGTCGATGGTGGCGAGATTCCTAATATGATGTTCACTGGTACCGCTGGTACTGGTAAGACTACTGTCGCACGTGCTATCTGTGAAGAACTGGACGTAGATTACATCATTGTGAACGGGTCGGAAGAAGGTAACATTGATACCCTACGTGGTAAGATTAAACAGTTTGCTTCCTCGGTATCCTTACAGGGTGGTTACAAAGTTGTCATCCTAGATGAGGCGGACTACCTCAATCCCCAATCGACCCAACCTGCTCTCCGTGGGTTCATCGAAGAGTTTTCTAAGAACTGTCGTTTTATTATGACTTGTAACTTCGAGAACCGTATTATCGAACCTCTTCACTCTAGATGTTCCAAATACCAGTTCAATTTTAACAAAACAGTTATGGTTCAGTTGTGTGGGCAATTCATGTCTCGCGCCCAACATATTCTCAAAGAAGAGAACGTTCAGTTTGATAATAACGTGATCGCAAACCTCATCATGCGGCACGCTCCTGACTGGCGCAGGGTCATCAATGAGATGCAGCGTGGTTCTATCTCTGGCACTCTGAACATCCCGCTAACAGCAGCTAAGCAAGTCTCTGACCCATATACTGCGTTATTCAAGTCTATTCGAGATAAAAACTTTAAGAGTATGCGTTCTTGGGTCGTAAATAATATAGATATAGAACCTGCTGCGATTTTCCGTGGCATATACGATAAAATGTATGATTATGTTGTGCCCAATAGTATTCCACAATTAGTGCTGATACTTGGTGATTATCAATATAAGAATGCGTTTGTTCAAGATCACGAACTTAACCTAGTCGCCTGCCTCACTGAGGTCATGGCAAACGTGGAAATAAAAGCATAATGCAAAATACTTCACTATATGAAATGTCTCCCGCCGATAACGTATTATATTTTCCTAATAATGTTGATGTGAGACTTTGCCCCAAGAACGGTATGTCTACCCTAAAAGAATTGTATAGAATTCATAGAGGTCACGATGAGTATATTGGTCGTGCGGGTAGACTAGATAAAGTCCGCAAAGAAGGAGACCAATTCGATATTCCCTTCCGTAAGGATAGTTTTAGACTTGCGGTTCGAAGAGATCCAATTGATAGATTCAAATCTGCGTGTGAGTACATCGTAGCGAACCAGGCCCGCCACATTCGCAGTGGCCGTGGTAATGAACTTCCTTCATTGGATAGTGACATTGAAAAAGTTATTATATCTATGGAAGATGGTTCTGTTAAAAATAATCACTTCTATACTCAGTCATGGTACATGGGCGTTCCGGAAGACTACGATATTGTCGTAGATATCAGTGAACTAAATAGATTACTAGTGCTGATAAATGAGTCCTCTGCTCTGGGGTTGTCTGCGGATAGACTAAACATTCATGACAACGCTAGTACTATGAAAGTATACGATGGTATCATGACTGCAGACCAGATTGCTAGAATTAATACGTTATATGAAAAAGACTTTAGAAGAGGATGGTGTAAGATAGATGACCGAATCTAAAAAATTAAGTCCCTTTGACTTCGTAAAAAGCATTAATGACACCAAGAAGAATTTGTTGGTCGGAGACGCGGATAATGATACATATTATAACAGTTATCTGATTAATAGGTCTCTATCCTACTTCTCAGATACCGTAATTCTTGCCAACGAAATGAACAGATTACATCATATTAGTGTGCGACTTCAGAATGACTTTCTTATAAATATTGTTAGGAAAAGAAAGAGATTTTCTAAGTGGAATAAAGCAAGTCAGACTGATGCCATTCAATTAATAAAAGAATATTATGGATACAGTAATGAAAAGGCCAGGCAGGCTCTATCATTATTGACTGATGAACAGATCAGCGTAATAAAAAATAAGGTGTATAAAGGTGGAAGAGAAAAATCTCGTTAAATGGAACTTAGATATGATGTTAGAAATAACGTTGGCTGAGCCAGATGACTTCCTCAAAGTTAGAGAAACTTTGACCAGAATAGGTGTCGCATCCCGTCGCGACAATACTCTATTCCAATCTTGTCATATCCTACATAAGCAGGGTAGATACTTCATAGTTCATTTTAAAGAACTGTTTTTACTAGATGGGAAGAAAAGTAATCTTGAGGAAGGCGATGTAGAACGTCGCAATACCATAGCAACTCTATTACAGGACTGGGGTCTTGTTGCCATAGTGAATAAAGAAGTTGCTAAAGACTGCGCTCCGATGAGGCAGATTAAAATTATATCGTACCAAGATAAGGCCAACTGGACATTACAGCCTAAGTACAATATAGGTAATAATTAATTATTTGGAATACCTAAATCATGTCAGATTATTATGATATTTTTGAAAACCGTGACGACAATATAAAAAATAAAATTCCGTTTGTGGGTAGTCTTCCGTTTAATATGGAAGATACCTACAGCTGGAATGAGTTCATGAAGATGATGGACTCGCATCCAGACGATCTATATGATCGCAACTCAGACAAAATGCGTATCGGATTAAATAAGTTTCATTCTCGCGGAAGTGCTCCGGAGTTTGCTAAGAACATTTAT